GGCCGCATCATCCAACCCCTTGCGATCATCCCGCAAAAGGTAGAGTGCGACCGCCTCTAGTTTTTTGCCTTCTTCCCGTTAAGCGATTCGTTCCATGCTTCGACGATTGCACGAGCGGCGCCACCGTAGGAAAGAAGCTGCTCCATTTTTCCCTCTGTATATGGCACGGTGCCAGAATCGCCAGGCATATCCTCCCAGCCGATCATCACCTCAGGCGCAATACCGAGGTCAGTATCAGAATCCTTCGGCTCCGATCCGGTTATAAACGCACGATTGGCGCTAACCGCACGCTTTAGAATCGCCTCCGTTTCTTTTTGCTTAAACCGCTTGAATCGCCCCTTGAATTCGAGCGTTTCAATCTCACCCCCATCCATCGGTACCGGTATCGCTACCGGCCACAGATAGGAGCCGCTAAGCGTGCCAAATGTGAGTGCCATAGTTGGATCGGCAAGACCACTCAAGTATAGGCGATCGACATCTCAGAGGTACCATCCGTCGAAATCGGCGCAAATGGTAGGTTGATAAAACGGGTACCGTTGTCGAGCGTCGCGAAACTCGGTTCGTAGATGTCCGCCTTACCTACCGTAAGAGTCGACTTGGTGCCAGCAGTCCCGCCGGTGTGGCCCACCACGATGGGGTAGGTGAGATCAGACTCAGCCAGTATCCAGAAGTTCTGGGCTGCAATAAGTTTGTCTTCCACCTGAATCCGCCCCTCAGGGTTTGATCCAGTCATCGAGAACTTTTCAGAACAGCCCGCACGGTTGGAATGAACGAGGTCATTATTGAGAGCAACCTCAAACTCTGACATACAGCACGCCACGGAATTGATCGTCACTAATGGCGTATTGGTGCTGTTCACTTCCACCGCTAGCCCCTGGTTGGCGTAGGTAGCAGCCGCAAAGGTGATATCGGTAGGCTGGCTATAAATGCCCTGGAACTCAAAATCGATTCGTGGGTATTCCCCGCTATTGTAAATAAATGTTGCCGTACCATAGGCGCCGGAAAACTGGTGCTGAATCGCCGATGCGCTAGCGGTGTCTTTCTCCACCCACCGCATCGTCAACGACTTGATACCGGTGCTGACCAGTGAGTAGGTCACGCTTACGCCGGTGACGATCGTTTCTGTGAAGCGGCACGCCAGCAGTAGCGGCCCATAGGCCGGTGCTGTGCCCAGTACCCCGCTACCACCATTCTCCACTGAGAAGGTCATCGTCACCTTCTTGTTGACCAGCCGCTTTCGGTCAGCACCAAACCACGGCTTGGCCTGGCCTCGCTCCAGACGATCAGCCACCAGCGGCGAGATCTCCGGATCCTTGAGGATTAGCAGCGGGGTATAGGGGCTCGCCGGGGGCGTGCCGTAGACGGCCTCCTCCTTGAAGGTCAAAAGGGCTTGATTCCTGTTGATGGGCATGGCTGTTTAGGGAGAGGTGGGGGCAGATGGGCTGCCGGTACCAGTACCGGTGCCAGTACCGGTGCCAGTACCGGTGCCGCCAGTGCCGGTACCGGTGCCAGCGTTCGGGTCCGTGTGGGCGGCGCCGGCGCCGGCATTCCCAGCAGGAGCGACAGGATCAGGCGCGTGCTCCAGCTCAGGCGTATTTGTGCGGTGCCAGGTCGTCTCCGATGGGCCCCGTTCAAAATGGCCGCACACATCGGGTAGCGGCACATCCACCACAACCGGCGCGACCGCTGCTTTGGCGTCTGGCATCAGATGGTTAGGTCGTTCTCCCTCGTAACATAATCGATCTGATACCCCATGTCGACCACACCAGGGCCCTCATTTCCCTTGTCCGGTTGCCAGCGAGTCGTTAGCGGTCTGACCGCAGTGGCCAATCCTCCCAGGGTTTGATCTGCCATCAGGATCTGATGAATGCTAACCCGGGTCGGATCCGCGAGGCGTGATACTGCCCCACCGGTGAGGAGAATGTAGATCCGCACCGTCAGTAACCAACGGGTGCGGCAGCTGGTAAATCCAGGCGTCGGGTCATCCGCCTCGGGCAATACCACCAACGCGGGTAGCTCCGCCTGCGCGAACGCCTCAGCCCGATCCCGGTAGACGCGCCCACCAACCCCAGCCACAGCCCCGAGGATGCCGGCGCCATTGGTGGTACCGGTAAGGTGCAACATGATTTGCTCACAACGGCTTGGCATGGGTCAAGGCCTCGGGGTAGGGATGGTGGGGGCGTGCCCCATGGCCGGCTCGTGCCGCACCTCCAGGCGTGCAATCCGCCGCTCATGCTGATCGGAGATCTCCTCCAGCCGCTCCAACCGGTACGTGTTGGCGTTCACCCGGAACGGTTCTTCGATGATGCGCAAGAAAAGAGCGGCAGCAATGATGCCTAGCACGCCAATTAGCAACTCTCGCCAGAATTTCATGGTGCCACCGCTGGCCCTGCCGGAGCAGCCGCAATCGCCGCCTGAAAATCAGCCGGTAGATTATGAGCAGCAGCCAGGGCGCGAAACCGGTTTAGCGTAGCAGCCGGTGGATTGGTGGCGATAAGCCATTCCTGCCAGATTGGCAGAAAGCGGTTGATCTGCCCACGCTCAGCCTCCTCAAGTGCATGGCCCAGGCTGAGCGTTGCGACCTGAGAAAGCCGACCCAAATCGTTGATCGCGTCGACGATCAACGGCTCGCCCTGTAGCGCCAGATCAAACCCGATCCAGTCAGGTTGGGGTGATTGCGGTGGTAGATCCACAAGTCGCCACGCCTGGTGCCACTGATCGCCGGCCTTAACTGGCGAAACCTCCTCCACCCGCTGGCTAGGGCCAGGAACGGGGGGAGCGGTAGGAGTGACCACCCGCCAACCGTAGGGCGCTACGTCCTCGTCGCGTGGGTTGTTGCCAACCGCCAGGCCGGGGAACGCGGCGCGGAAGTCGTAGACGGTGCGGGGGTAGAGGTCGGGGGCGGAGGGGTTGTAGAGAATGCTGGTCATGGGATGGCGGTGGCGAGGGTGGCCATTAAGGTGCTGATGCGAGAATCGAGCACGGCGAGGTGTAGGGATTCGCCGATGGAGTAAAAAGCAATGCGGGAATCACTATACTGGTCGCCGTTGCGTTGAAACACGTTTAATGCCGCCGAAGTCGGGGTGGCTGATGTTTGCAAATTATTGGTGTATGCGGTACCTTGCGCCCTAGCGGTAACTATTATGGCAGATGTTCTACTGCTTCCAATGAAGCCAGCGGATGCCCCGGTGCCATTTACGTCAAACTCACTAACAAAACTGCTTATATTGAGGCAAAACCTCAGGAAATCAGGGGTAGTTGTTCTCACCGCACGCATGTCCGTCATTCCATCTGACGTAACATTAGCTGAAGCAATATACGACCCGTTATTGCTTGCGCTATTGGCCTCACTTACAAAAACAGATACATGCCTGCTGTTCTGAGGGTCTACATTATTTGCCCTGTTAGCGCTTAAGTATTTACTGGTTCCGTTTCCTTTTAGTCCCGCCTTCCGATCGTAGTCTCCGCTTACAAAGTTAAAGTTTGTTGGCGCCGGCCCGACCACGGGAACCAGGCACCCGCTAAGCGTGCGGGCGCCGCACATAAAACACATTGCCTTAATCTTGCTGGCGGCTTGAGAAATGACACCGCCGCTAACACCTAGAATGCCGTTAGCCACCATTACTTCAATTGCGCCACTAAACGCATCCGTAACGCCCCGCTCCAGCCCCAGGGTGTTCCCGGCCGCAACGTCGGCAGCAGTCACCCGATCAAGGTAGTCCTGAACATAGGCAGGGTAAAGCAATCTAGCCTCGCCTGCCTTCATTAATAAACTACGCCCTAGCATCACGTCCTCCCCCGCATCGGCGCAACGTAGACCGTGGCTGTACTGAACGGAGTGCCTGCTATGGCTGGGGTGATGCGAACAATTAACGTTTCAATCTCACCGGCCGTTGGCGTCGCCGCAACGTTGCCGTCCCATTTTGTAGTAAAGCCAGCGGCTGAAATCGTTATAACACCGACGATATAATGAAAGTCTACTTCCACTTCAACGTATTCTGCAGTCGTTTTAGTGGCCACGAGGTCTGCCACGTTGGAAAATGCAATCGTGGTATTTCCAGCAATGTCGCCTGCCAACATAAACCGATTGGCGGCGCGGATGTCGCACGTATAGGTAGACCCAGAAATCGTAACGATTTGTGCCCGAGGGAGAACATTCGATCCCAGTACAACCGCAAAGCCGGCGCGGGGTGCGACGCCACCGAGGCCAACGCCGGTAAACCGGCCGGTGCTAGGTGTGGTTTCGCCGATCGCGCCAGGAGATGCGCTGACGCCTACCCACCACGCTGCAATAGCCTGCCGCACCCGTTGAGCGGTCCACGCCCGGCGGGTTCCTGACGCACCGGCCTCGGCCTCGGCCTGATTTACCGTCTGCGCATCCCACTCCCTGGCATTAGCCAGGCGGGTATCATCACCCGCCACCGCCCCAATCAAGGCTCTAGCTGCCGCATCGTTTGCGACCGCCAGCAGGCTTCGCCCAAATGGCTGGGTAGTGAGCGCGGCAATTGCGGTTAGATCAACGTCAGCCGGTTGCGCGCCGATCTGCGCCGGCGTCGGCTCCACCCCCTGTATCGCAACCAGCAGGCTGCCGTTTATCGCATGATGCCGACCCAGTGTCGCCACCTGCTGCGCACCGCTGGCTGGCCTGGTGCTCGTCAGCCCGCCACCGCCCGCCACCCACAGCGGACCCCTCGTGTAGGCCGACGTGCTCACGTCATGCAGTTCGCCAACAATGATTGCGTAGCCCTCGCCGTCGACGGCCAGGTCATCACGTAACACACCATTGGCGTACTCCGCCCCAGGTGTCGCTGGATCCGTCGCCACAACCTGTAGCACGTCGGTGTCGCCCACCGAATCGCCCGCAGTCACCGGCGTACCCCTCGTCAACGGCCCGCCGCTGACGTTCTTCACATGGAAATACAGGGTGCCCGCCACGTCGCCATGGATGTGTGGGATCATCACCGCATTCGGGCCGGTGATCGTCAGCCCCGCAAAGCTCGGCGATCCCGTCGCCGCCAGCTGATCAAGCCGCGTCTTATCCGCTACCGACAGCTTCCCTGGCGTGCTCGGCGTCGCATCCGGCAACACATCCGCCAATGCCGCCGCAGTCGTGCATTTCGAGCTCCCGCCCTGCACCAAGTAGACCAGCTCTGAGCCAGTGATGGGCAGCGTCGCAGGCGCTAGATGTGAAAGCTCTTCGCCGACAGAGTTGGCCATTAAGACTCCAATAGAAGAGGCTCGCCGCTTTCTAGCAGCAGGTAGCCGCCGCCCTCAAGCAGCAGCGCAGGCAAAGTCGAAACCTTGATCGGACCCGTCAGAAAGACCTGGTTCCATACCCCATCGAATAGCGGCCGGTTCTCCCGCACAGTGTAGGCGCGGCCGTCAACCATGATCGAGTCGCCGTACTGCAACCCATCCACCAGTGACCCCAGGCATCTAACAGTCGGGTCACTTAACATCATCACCCCACCATCTCCCACGTACTCCCCAGGCGCGTCATAAATGCCTAGCCCGCTGACGCCATTGGCGACAACGGGCAGGGCAAAATCAGCGAGAAAGATCGATTGATCTTCAACGAACGGGATCGGCATCAGCGGCACCAGGCGAGGCCTTCGGCTTGCGAACATCCGCAGCAGGTGCGGTGCCCTGCTCGATTGCGCCAATCGCCACCAAGGCAGCGGCAGCATCTTCGAGCAGGGCAATGGCTTGCCCCACCTCGTAGCGTTCCCCGTCGTGTTCGACGGGGCTCAAGACGGTGTAGTGGCGCGCCATCATCAGGCCACCGCGTTCTGAATCAGGTAGCCCGCAGCCTTGGCAGCGATCACCGGAGCTTCAGATGCGGAGTATGGGAAGTACCAGGTTTTCTCATTGTTGCCGTAGTAAGCATCTTCAGCGGCTGGGTACCCTTGCAGGTTATAGGTATAGCCAAAGGTGGGGGCGCCACGGTTTGCCAGTGTGTCGGTCTTGGTGTAAGCCAAGATCATGTGCTTGCCCCACACATCCGACATCACGCCGGCATCACTCGAAACGATGGCATCACCAACTACCAGACTTTCCAGTCCGAAGAACTGGGCCAGATCGTCAAGGGTCGGCACGTCGCGGCCCGTCGGCACCATCCGATTAATCACCGTTGGGTGATACTTCAACTGGGCCAGCACCACTGCACCCATTACGCCCACATTAGGACGC